GCCTCCTAAAGGCTTCATCTGACTGGGACCCCTCTTAATTGAAGTGTCTTAGCGGAACTGATCCAGCAAGTCCCCCAAGCTAGGAGACCGCTGGGTAACACCAGTGCCTACTCAAACTTATGAAATTCAATATGAAATTCACAAGCTGGCTTTTCGCTGAACGGCGACTACATCGGATAATTTCCTTTGTAGCGCTCTTGCTAGGTGCAATAGCCGCGGACCGTCTGCTCTTAGAGCAAATGGTTTCGCGTGTCTATTACCTAATGGACCAGAATGGTCCTGAATTCACTGTCGCTTACCTCAAAGAGGCTTCGCGATTAATGAACCAGTTCCTATCTGGTCAGAAGGCTAGAGCTTCAGAATCCTCGGTCAAGGTGTCACTTTCGGCAGGAATTCCTGCGATTGTGCCACCGAAACTTAGAGGATCCCTGCGCTCTGGCTTGGTCGTTCCAACTCGTCTCATTATGACGGTGTTAGGGATTTATAGAGTCATCTGGATTCCGGGGACGCTTAAACTCCATTCCATTACGGAAGGGTTTACGGGTACGGATATTACTATCCTTATCCGTTTTACGTCCTTCATCCAAGCCCACTTCTTCAATTGGATTCCATCGGTTGCCTTCAGTTTGAAATCACCACGATTGTGGTTAAATCTCTCTGCAGGTTCCCAAGGGGCCTTATCAGCCCTGATGGCTCCAGTTGAGGCGTGTTTGATCTATTTCTTTCACAAAGACCTTTGGGCCTTTATGAAACTATTCTCTAAGGAGATGTACAAGTGGTCCGCGCTGGAACTTTTAGTCCCAGTGTACGCGTGGATATTATATCCATGGCGAAACGGATTACGAAGACACCTTCCCTCAAGACTAGCCATCAAGGAAGAATCAGCTGGAAAGATTCGTTTATTCGCGATTGTAGATTACTGGACACAATATTTATTGCGCCCACTACATTTCGCGGTATTCGAAATCCTCCGAGCAATTCCCCAAGATGGGACATTTGATCAAGACGCGTCAGTTGAATCTTTTCGAGTTTATCTCGAAGAGAACAGCTTGAAATCGGTCTGGTCTTTCGACCTTTCCTCGGCTACAGATAGACTCCCTATTTTCCTTTACACTGCCGTACTAGAGTATCTCTTGGGCCAAGAAGGAGCTCAGCGTTGGAAAACGCTGTTAACCTTCCGGGCTTGGGAGACTCCCAAACCAACTGCGGGGATTTCCATCCCCGTTGATTCGGTCGTGTATGGAGTGGGCCAACCCATGGGAGCTTACTCCTCATGGGCTCTTCTGGCATTAGTGCATCATGCATTAATTCAGATAGCTGCCTTTGAGAGTGGTCACCAGTCCTGGTTCGCTTCATACCGAGTTCTCGGTGATGATGTGGTCATTGCAGATTCTGCAGTGGCACACGCTTACCTGGAGCTGATGAAGGCACTTGGCGTAGAGATTTCAATGAATAAATC